TATCGTAATTGGATATGTTGGTAATAAGGTCAAGATCAAGGGAACTGGTCAAGATAAGGGCAAGACTGAAACCTCGGAAGAACAATTTGTAGCACTTCAAACAGACTTTGATGAGTAACACCTATGAAATCACTAATCGAAACAGCAAAGAACCTCGAACTTATTGATGAAGCCAAGAAAGCATCAGAGAAAGAACTTCGACAAGCAATTGAAGATGCACTGGATGATATCAATGACGGTGATATTCAACTTGCTGAACGTAGATTGCGTCGAGTATTAGGAAAATAATACTTATGAAATCACTAATCGAAACAGCAAAGAACCTCGAACTTATTGATGAGAAGATCTCTCCACGTGTTAAAAAATCACTCGATAATTTCTTTGAAGATCTCATAGATCAGGTTGAAGAAAAGATAGAACTTGAAGATGTGAGAACCAAATCAGATCGAGATAGTCTAATCGAACTGATGATGTCTAATGCAGGAGAAGATGTCACTGATGATTTAGAAGAACTCTTGAAAACAGAAATGGATTTTCGTTACAGAATTAAAGATAGAAGGAATTAAGGAAATAACACAAAAATGAAACTCATTTCAGAACACGTCGAACAAGACCTTGGATACACCATCATTGAAGGCAAAGGTGGAGCAAAGAATGTCTTTATTGAAGGTGTGTTCATGCAAGCGAACAAGAAGAATCGCAACAATAGAATTTACGAAAAGAGCATACTTGAAGCTGCCGTAAATAAGTATGTCACAGAACAGGTTAGCACCGGTCGTGCTGTTGGTGAATTGAATCACCCAGATGGACCTACGATTAACCTTGATAAAGTTTCACATCGCATCACTGAACTGAAATGGAACGGTGATGATGTTGTTGGAAAGGCACTCATACTCGATACACCGATGGGTAAAATTGTGAAAGGACTCGTTGAAGGTGGAGTGAAGTTGGGTGTCTCTAGTCGTGGTATGGGAACAGTCGAGATGAAAGATGGTGTGAGTAGAGTCAATAATGACTTCACGCTTTCTACTATCGATATCGTTCAGGACCCCTCTGCTCCTGGTGCCTTTGTTAATGGCATCATGGAAGGTGTAGACTGGGTTTGGGACAATGGTATCTTAACGGCTCGACAAATTGAAGAATACGAGACTGAAATCAAAGAAGCTTCAACAGCTGATCTTGCAAAGGCTCAGACAAGAGTATTCCAAGATTTCCTCTCAAAACTCTAATCAGAAAGAAGTAACTAATATGGAAGAAAATACAAATCCCGAAGAAGAACTTCTGAATGATCTTGAGCTTTCTGAGGAAGCCGAGGTTGTTGAAGAAGGTAAGAAGAAGACCGTTGCTGAAGTCGAACACGAAGATGAAGAAGGTGTTGATGAAGGCGAACACGAAGACGGCGAAGATGAAGAAGAAATGGAAGAATCCAAGAAGTCTGTGAAAGAAATGGAACATGGCGACGAGGAAGAAGAGCAAGAAGAAGGTGCTCATGAAGATGAAGAAGAAGAGAAAGAAATCAAGGCTTCTTACAAAGAAGAAATTGATCTCCTTGTCAATTCTACTGAAGGTCTGACCGAAGACTTCAAGGATAAGGCTGCTACCATCTTCGAAGCTGCCTTCACATCTAAGATTCGTGAGACCACTGAGAAGCTGGAAGAACAATACCAGGTTCAATTGGTTGAAGAAACTGATGCAATTCGTGCCGATCTCGTTGAGAAGGTCGATTCTTACCTTGATTATGTTGTGAATGAGTGGGTCGAAGATAATGAAGTTGCCATTGATAGCGGACTTCGTACTGAAATCACTGAAGACTTCATGGGTGCTTTGAAAACTCTATTCACCGAACATTATATCGAAGTTCCTGAAAGCAAAGTTGATCTTTTCGATACTCTCGAAAAAGAATCATCCGAACTGAACAATGAACTTCAAGAGAGCAAGAGTGAGATTGAGACACTGAAAGAAGAAATTGAGTCTCTGAACCGTGAAAAGGTTCTGGCTGAAGCTTCCGAAGATCTCACAACCACTCAGGCTGTCAAACTCGCTTCATTGGTTGAGGGCATTGAATTTGTTGATGTCGATACTTTCACAAGAAAGGTCGAAACAATCAAAGATTCAATCTTCTCCGGTAAGCACATTGAAGAACAGAATGAAAAGACCGAAGATGGTATCATCGAATCTACTGAGATTGTCGAAGAAGGTAATGATACCAAGTCAGATCTTTCTCCAACAATGCAGAAATATTCTGATGCCCTTTCTCGTCTTATCAAAAGTAATTAACCCTAATACTAACTAGAAAGAAAACAACTATTATGTTTAACGCAGAAAACGCCATTAAGAAATGGCAACCAATCCTCGAACACAAGGATGCTGCACCTATTAAGGATGCATATCGTAAGGCTGTTACAGCCAAACTCCTTGAAAACACAGAGAACGCTCTTCGTGAGCAAGCTCAAATGATGACTGAAGCCATCGGTGGTACTGCCCAGGCTTCTGCCACATACAGTGATCCTGTTCTCGTTTCACTCGTTCGCCGTGCAATGCCTCAGCTCATCGCTTATGATATCTGTGGTGTTCAGCCAATGAGTGGTCCTACTGGTCTCATCTTCGCGATGAAGGCTCGTTACAATACTGCTACTCCAAGCGCTGATATCGATGCCGATAATTCAGAAGCTCTCTTCGATGTTGCTGATAATACAATCTCTGGTACTGGAACATCTCCTGACCAGGGTACTGGTAAAACCACTGCCAACGGTGAAGCTGCTATCACTGCCAACATGGGTTTCACCATCGAAAAGAACACTGTTACCGCTCATACACGTGCTCTGAAGGCTGAATACTCAATGGAACTCTCTCAGGACCTCAAGGCCATTCATGGTCTCGATGCCGAGAGCGAACTGTCAAACATTCTCTCTCAGGAAATCCTGAGTGAAATCAACCGTGAGGTTCTCTACCAGATCAGAAACAATGCTGTTCTTGGTGCTGACCAGAATGGTGTTTCTACCGCTGGTACATTTGACTTGGTTGCTGATGCTGATGGACGCTGGGCCTTGGAAAGATTCCAATCTCTGCTTTTCCAGATCGATCTTGAAGCCAATCAGATCTTCACAAACACTCGCCGTGGTAAGGGTAACTGGGCTGTTGTTAATTCTGACGTCGCCTCTGCTCTTGCTGCTACTGGTAAGCTCGACTCCACAGGTGTTGGTTCCAACATTAACTCTGATTACGCTGGTAATACCCTCATCGGTTCTATCGGTGCAATGAAGGTCTATGTTGATCCTTATGCTTCTGCCGGTGATGTTGTTGTTGGTTACCGTGGTGCTAGCCCATTCGACGCTGGTTTCTTCTACTGCCCATACGTTCCTCTGACAATGGTCAAGGCCGTTGGTGAAGATGACTTCCAGCCGAAGATCGCCTTCAAGACACGCTACGGTGTTGCTCATAACCCAATCATCAACGATCAGTCCCTCAAGCCTCATCGTGATGGTTCTGGTGCTTCTGCCGAAGCCGCTGCATTCGATACTGGTGCCAATAATGGTCTCCTGACTGCAGGTGCGAATCCCTACTTCAGCCGATTCACCGTTACATCTATCAATATCGATTCCTAATATCTGAGGTAAGATAAAACGCATGAGGGTCCCCATTACGGGGACCCTCTTTTAGTATAAATAAGAGTATGGCAAGCAGCACTCTGACATCTAATTTCAATGGTCTTTCACCAACAGGTTTCAAGTTGGTAATCGATAAGACCAAGTATGCAAATATTGAGTATTTCATCACGACCTTCTCAATACCCGAACTTAATCTCGGTGAGGTTCCGGTATCATATAGAGGTTCAATTGGATATGTGCCAGGTGATAGAGCAGAATATGGTATATTGAGTGTTCGATTCTTGATTGATGAGGACATGAAGAACTATTTGGAAATACACGATTGGATTCAGGATAATATCACCAAGAAAACAATCACGAAATCTGATATGATCCTCTCTGTCTTGTCAAGCCATAATAATGTCAATAAACAATTTCAGTTCCTCGATGCATTCCCAACATCATTGTCTGGTGTTGAATTCAGCACACAAAGCACAGAGGTTGAATATGTCCAAGCGGATGTCACCTTTCGGTACGATAGATTTAAGATCTTATAGATAATACATGACATTAGAAGATGTTCTCGTGATGTGGGAGGCTGATTCTGTTATTGACGAAATCAACCTCGACGAAACCTCAATCAAATCTGCGAAACTCCATGCAAAGTATCTTCAGCTTCTAAGCATTGCCAAATTGAGGCTCAAGAAAAAGGAAATGGAGTTCGATGCCATAAAGAAAGATAAATGGCTCTACTTCGAAGGAAAGATGACCAAAGATCAGATGGATGAACGTGGGTGGAAATATGACCCATTTGATGGTGGCACGAAGCCCATGAAATCCAATATGGACTATTACTACAAGTCAGATTCAGACCTCACTCGATTGCAATCCCAGATTGATTACCAGAAAACGTTGATCGATACTCTGATTGATATCATGGACAACATTAAGTGGCGTCACCAGAATATCCGAAATATAATCGATTGGAAGAAGTTTACTGCTGGTGCATGAATATAGGATAATATGATGAATGAAGAAAGATATACCCACCGAATCGAAGTCACCAAAAGT